CGCTCCGGATCGCGGGCGAGATCCGGCAGCGCGGCGACGAGGGCGGCGCGCAGGCTGGCGGGTTTCTTCATGGCTTGCTACCGGGTGCGGTATTGGCGCGCACCCAGTCCTGCAGGGCGGTCAGCTGAGCGGAGGTGCCGTGGCAGGTGGTGTAGTTGTCGACGATGGTGCCGGCGACGGTAGAGAGTGCAAGTCCGCTGGGCTGCGCATCAGTAGATCCGGGGGGCGCGGGCAGTACGGCCGCGGCGGCGTCGTGCACGCGGGCAAAGCCGAGAGGAACAATGCAACGAGCATCCGCTTGTGCATTGACATAGACGGGGATCTCCTTGGTGATGGTGGAGCCGACTTCGTGCACAACCTGCACGCGATCGACGTACACGGTGACGATGTGCTCGCTGGCCTTGTTGGCGGCAAGCTCCCCTTTTGCATCGCGGGCGGACTGTTCGGCTGTGATAGCGCGTGTTTCAGCGGCGGCGAGCTGGTGATGGGTGAGCCACAGGTAGCCGCCCAGCGCGGCTAGTAGTGCGGCACCGAGCAGGATCTGACGCAGCAGGTTCATGCGGCCTCCGTCGTCGCGTCGAGCACGGCGCTGTGGCGCGCATAAGCGCTGGCCAGCTTGGTGTCGTAGAGGTTGGTGGTGTAGGCCGTGCCGTTGTATATCTTGGCGAACGCAGCCCATTTGCGAGCGCGCAAGGCCTTGAGCAGATCCGCATCCAGCTCAACGAAGCTGACGAACGCAACCAGGTGCACGCTCTCGCCGTTGGCGAATGCGGTCGCCATAGCGACCGCGTTGACATAACCGAGCGAGATAGCGTGGTAGCCCATGATCTGGAAGCGGCCCCAGCTGCAAGCGGCATAGGCAGCCTCTTTGTGGATGGCGGCGGCCTGCGCCATGCGTGCGTATTCCGAAACGCCGCCGATATAGCCGCCGCGCTGTTGCGACAGGATCGACTCGGGCAGGTTGACGGTGGCCGGATCGATGCCAGCGGCTACCAGCTGCTGCCAGAAAATATGCCGCTCAAAGAGGATCACCACGCGACCATCCGGCAGGAAGCCACCGTGCGGACTCTCGACCTCGATCACGGCATTGATGGCGGCCGGCTCGCAGTCGAGTGAAGTGGCGGCAGTGATGATGTTGTTCTGGGTGAGTGCCAGCGGGTCGGTCTGGCCCTGCAGGGCGGCTTGCGTGCGCGGGCCGGCGATGCCATCCACCACTTGGCCGTGATCGCGCTGGAACGCACGCACAGCGGTCTCGGTGGCCGGGCCGAACCAGCCGTCGATGCTGACGTGGTAACCGGCGCGCACCAGCCGCGTCTGCAGCACGGTGACGTCGGCGCCGTGGTCACCGGTGCGCAGGGTATTTGGGCTGTTCATTGGTGTCTGTCCGTAAGATGGCGGCGAAGTTGCCGCGGGCGGTGAGGCTGAGTACGCACAGCACAAGCGAGATGCCGAGATCGCCCGCGTGGATGTCGCTCGGCGGGTATTGGCCCAGCACGATGCCGAGGGCGGTGCTGCCGGTGGAGGCGATCAGAAGCCAGGCGGCGATGCTGACCACGGGCCGGTAGCGGGCGCCCTGGCGGCGATACATGAAGAGGCGAACGCAGGTGATGGCGTTGGCAGCGAACAGCAGCAGGGCGATCAAGTGAGCCATTACGGGCCTCCGCGGCGCAGCCAGTTGAGCCAGCTGGCGGGGTCGATTGTCTTGATGCGCTCAATCAGCTGGACGGTGAGGGCGATGATGATGGCGGCGGCGATGAAGGATGCGACGCCGGACTCCTGCAGGTGGATCTGACGCATGGCCATCGGCGCAGCGAGATAGCCCATGATCCAGCTGATGCCGAAGTAGGCGATGCGCGAGAGCATGGACACCTCGCGTGAATGCAGTGCCATCAGCGCGGCGCCGGCGAACGCGCCGATAATGGCGTTGCCGTCGATGCCGGGAATAAGCGTGGCGATGCTGACACCGGTGGCGACGAGGGCGATGGTGCTGGTGGTGGTCGGTTCGGCCATCGTGGTTCCCCTGTCAGTTCCAGAGCTGCACCAGCGCGGTCTGGGACTGCGTGGCCTGTACGGTGTCGGGCAAGTTGACGCTGATGCCGAGTGGAAGCACCGGGCCGAGATCGGCGAGGCCGGGATTGGCGGCCAGTGCGGCCTCGGTGATGCCATCGGTGCGACCCAGCACGCGCCAGCACAGCGCATCAAGGGTTTCGCCCTGGTTGGCGCGCGCAATCACAGCAGCTCCACGTCCGCACGCGGGCGGCCGAGAATGTCGCGGATGGCGTAGCGCACGTTGCGGCGGTAGTCGTCGATGGTGGGGTCGAGCGTGTCGGCGCGTTTGTGGCCGGCGTGGCTGGTGTCGTAGTCGCGGTAGCGCTCGATCAGCTCGGCTTGCACGGTGGCGTATACAGCACGCGTGTACAGCAGCACCAGTCGCGAGATGCCGGCGATGCTCTTGCTGGGTACGTCGGCGAGCGTGGCGCGATCGAGGGCGAGCTGCTGCTGTTGCCAGGCGTCGAGCTGATCCTCGACGGCGGACATGGCCAGCGCAATGCACTCGGTGAGGCGCGCGTCAGTGATGGTGCCATCGACGCGCATCACAGCGCGTGCATCGGCCAGATCGATGGATGGATACCAGTCGCCAGAACTGATGGGATCGGGCGCGGTGGTGGGCGCGGTGGCGACAAGTCCGGACATCATGACCTCGGAATAGGTGCGGCGGTGATCGGTGGGGCATCGGGTGGGAGAGAGTTCACACGATGTCCTCCGAGCCGCCGCGGTGCTCGGGGCGAGCTCAGTTGGCGACCGGCGGCGGAGCCAGCTGCTTTTGCAGCTTGGTGATCTCCGTCTTGATGCCGAGTCGCGCGTTCAGCTGCAGCGCACGCTGCAGATGTTCGAGTGCCTGCGCGGGGCTTTCTTCGCGCAGGGCCAGGCCGATGGCCTTGTGGAGTTTGGCGCGCACCTCGTCCGGCATGTCGCGCCCGTCGGTGAGTTGGCCCGCCTGCAGGAGCTGCTGGGCGGTGGCGCTGCTGCACTCGGCGATCTGCTCTACCATCAGGGTGGCGAGGTCGCGTTGGTAGTGCTCGGGTAGTTTGAGGTTATGCGTGAGCATGTGCGTGGCCATGACCAGCGCGCCGTCGATGTCGCCGGTGTCGATGCGCCAGACCATGACGGTGGCGAAAACGTCGTCTTGCGCCGGCTGGTCGGCCAGCAGGACGCCTTCGATCCATGGCAAGTATTCCGGCAGACGCTGACGCTTGACCTCGATCTTTTGCTCGAGGCTCTTGATGAGCTTGAGGGCGCGTTTGTCTTCGGCGAGCTTAGCGAGCATGAGTTCGTAGGCACTGCCGGTGGCGACCCCGGCACCACTGCTCGCCGCCTCGGCCGAAGCCTGGGCGGCGAGTACGCGCTCACGATGACGCATGGCGGGACTGGTCATCGTGGCGATCCTCAGGCGTTCTTGACTTCGATGTTCTCGAACAGCGCCACGGTGCCGAACTGCTCGATCACGTAGGCGTCGTTCGAGGACTCGTAGTTCTCGATCTGGTCGCGCTCGGGCTTGTCGCGCAACAGGCGGCGGCGCGCGTTTTCCTGCCAGTAGATGGACAGGTTGCTGAGAGGGGTGACGAACACTGCGTTGTCCGGGAAGCCCGGCACACGCACAGCCGGCAGGCCGCCCATGGTGTCGTGGCTGATCAGGATATCGCTGGCCAGCTCGTCGGTGGCGCGCTGGTCGCGGTTGATCTTGGCGAACATCTTGTCGTGCAGCAGTTTGCGGCCACAAATGGCGACGAGGTCGGTAGCGTCGCGGTACGGCTCATCGAGCAGCATCACGGCGTCGTAGACCAGCGCGTCGAGGTTGGCATAATCGGCGCCGGCTGCTGTGCCGACGAGGATCTTGCCCGCGGTGCCGCCTTCTTTCATCCAGTGCGACGGTGCCTCGGTGCGGACATGCTGCAGCCAGCCGATGTTCACATCCTGCAGCAGCGGGTGTGCGTCGCGATCGGTATCGTCGGCAACACTGGTACCGTTGAAGCCGATCAGGATACGGTCCAGCGCCTGGCGCTTGATGATGGCGTCACGGAGTCGTGTCTGGAAATCGGGGAACTTGGCCCAGGCGTCGATCAGCGCGTACGGGATTGCCGTATCGAAGTTGGTCTTCTCGCAGCGGTAACCGTTCTCCTTCAGGTCGCTTACATTGCGAGGTGTGCGGTCCTTGGTCTTGGTGTTGGTACGGCCCGCTACGGTGCCTGACACACCCAGCTTGACCTTGTCTCCCTCCTGCTGCTGGACGCCGATCATGTTGATCCGGCCAAGGAACGAGCTGCTGGCCTGCAGTTGGTCTTCCAGCGTCTGCTGCACGCTGGGCGTTACAGAGAACGATTCATTGGCGCTTTCCACGCCATTGAGCTGGGCCACGCGCAGGGCGTAGGCATTGAAAAGGCGGCGGGTGTCGTTGCGCATGGGTAGCTCCGTGGCGGGCAGGCGGTGGCGGTGGTCGGCGATGGGAGAGATAAGGGCGGATTCGATCAGCAGTCGGTTTGTGCGGCGTCTCCGCCACCGCTTGCCGCCGGTCGCGGCAGGCCGCCCGGCGATTCCTCGAGCTGGGTGCGCAAGCTGGCGAATTCTTGGGCGTGCGTGGCGTTGGCGGCTTCGATGGCATCCAAGCGCGCGGTCAACGCCGTGAACTGGTCGGCGAACTGCTGGGTAACGGCGGTGTCGCGTGAGGCGAACTGCTCCAGCGTGTCCGCCATGCCCTGCAAGGCTTCGCCGACTTCGCCCAGCTGGCCGTCGTTGACCTTGAACTTGGCGCTGATCTTGGCCAGCTTTTCCTTGATCGCGGCGAACAGTGTGGTGGCGCTGGTGTCGACCGGCTCGTCTTCCCACTCGATCTCGACGGCGTCGGTCGCGGCGGTGAACACGTTGTCTGGGTGCTGCTTTCGCGAGGTGAATGGGTTCGCGTCCGGATGCTGCGCGGCGAAGGTGAGGATCTCGGTACCAAGGCTGGCCGGGCTGTCGGTGATGCCCAGGCCGGACAGGTACGGCAGGCCGGTATCGGCAAACTTCGGCGTGATCTCGATGCTTGAGTAGATCTTCTGGCGAGCCTTGACCAGATTGACCATGGCCGGCGTCGGATCGATCTGCGCGTACAAGGCGAGCTTGCCTTTCAGCGGGCCATCGGGGATTTCCTCGGCCTTGACGGCAGTGATATCGCCGAACGCCTGGAACGGGCTATCCGGCGCGTAACCGCGGATGTGCTCGGCGAAGATGCGCGCACCGTAGACCGAGGGGTTGTACGTGGCGGCCATGGCCGTGATCGCGCTGCGCTCGATCGAGCGGCCATCGGAGGTGGCGCCCTCGACGGCAACGCGGAAAAACTTGGACTTAGCCATGGGTGAAACCTCGGGGTGGCGGTGCGGAGTGGAGACGCGGCCATCGTCGGCACCGGGCGCCAGAGGGGCAACGCGGCGCCGGTGTACCAGTGGGCTGGTACATCGCAGGCGGCAGTAGATATGTCGGCGCACTTGCGACGATGCCGCCATGTTGATGCCTGCCCCACACGTCGATCAGCGACGCGCTGCGCGCTCCCTGTTTTTTCGGGGATGGCCAGTCACGGATATCGCCGAGGAACTGGGCATTGCGCGCACGACGATCGAGTCGTGGAAAACGCGTGACGAGTGGGCAAAGGCGCCGATGATCGAGCGCGCCGAGAGCTGCATCGAGGTGCGGTTCCAGACGCTGATCGAAAAAGAAAAGAAGACTGGCGGCGACTTCAAGGAGATTGATCTGCTCGGCCGGCAGATCGAGCGGCTGGCGCGGGTGCGGCGCTACCAGGCGCCGGGCGGCAATGAGGCTGACCTAAATCCGAACATTGAAGCGCGCAACGCCGGGCCGAAACGGGCGCCAAAGCGCAACGAGTTCACCGAGGAACAGGCCGTTGAGCTGCGCCGACAGTTCCACGAGTCGCTGTTCGAGTACCAGCACACCTGGCGCACTTCGGCCGACGAACGCACGCGCATGATTTTGAAGTCGCGCCAGATCGGCGCGACCTGGTACTTCGCCCGCGAGGCACTCGACGATGCAATCGCCACAGGCCGCAATCAGATTTTCCTGAGCGCGTCGAAGGCCCAGGCGCACATCTTCAAGCAATACATCCGGCAGTTTGCGCAGGAGACCGTGGGTGTCGACCTGAAGGGCGACCCGATCATCCTTGGCAACGGCGCGCACCTCTATTTCCTCGGCCAGAACGCGCGCACCGCGCAGGGCTACCACGGCAATTTCTACTACGACGAGTTTTTCTGGTCGCAGAATTTCGAGGAGATCAACAAGGTCGCCAGCGGCATGGCGATGCACAAGCAGTGGCGCAAGACGTATTTCAGCACGCCGAGCGCGACCAGCCATGCCGCGTATCCGTACTGGAACGGCGACCGCTACAACCGCCGGCGCAAGAAGGAAGATCGGGTCGAGATCATCACCGGCCGCGCAGAGATAGCGGCCGGCCTGCGCTGCGCCGACAAGGTGTGGCGTCACATGGTGACAATCGAGGACGCCGAGCGCGGCGGATGCGATCTGTTCGACCTCGAGGAACTGCGCACCGAGTACCCGCCGGACGAGTTCGCCAATCTCCTGATGTGCCAGTTCATGGACGATGGCGACAGCCTGTTCACGCTGGCGGCGATGCAGGGCTGCATGGTCGACAGCTGGGTCGACTGGACCGACTTGAAGCCGCTGCTGTCGCGACCGTTCGGCATGAAGCCGGTGTGGGTGGGATATGACCCGGCGCTTGGCCAGGGTGGCGATGGCGCCGGGTTGGTGGTGCTGGCACCGCCAGACAAACCGGGCGGCAAGTTCCGCGCGCTTGAACGGCACCGTCTAAAGGGTCTCGATTTCGAGGCGCAGGCAGAGTTTATCCGCAAGATCACCCAACGCTACAACGTGCAGCACATCGGCATCGACGTGAGCGGACTTGGCCAGGCGGTGTACCAGCTGGTAATCCAGTTCTTTCCGCTGGTGCGCAAGATCACTTATTCGCCGGATGTGAAGTCGCTGATGGTGATGAAGGCGCAGAACGTGATCGACAAGGGCCGGCTGGAATTCGACGCCGGCTGGGTAGATCTGGCGCAGTCGTTCATGGCGATCAAGCGGACGATGTCCGACTCCGGACGGCACGTGAAGTACTCCGCGGGACGCTCCGCTGACATTGGCCACGCGGATCTCGCGTGGGCCTGCATGCATGCACTTATCAACGAACCGCTGGAAGGCCGCACCTCGGCCAACACCAGCCAGATGGAGCTTTACTGATGCGCAACGCGACCGCGACAACCGGCACCGACAACGCGACGGCACCACGTGCCACGGCCTTCAGCTTCGGCGATCCGACGCCGGTGCTCGATGGGCGCGAGATCCTCGATTACATCGAGGCCTGGCGCAACGGCAAATGGTACGAGCCACCGGTGTCGCGCGAAGGGCTGGCCAGGTCGTTTCGATCGACGCCGCACCACAGCTCGGCGATCTATGTGAAGTGCAACATCCTCACGTCGACGTTCCGACCGCACAAACTGCTTAGCCGTGAAACGTTCGGCGCTTGGGTGCTTGATTTTCTGGTGTTCGGCGACGGCTACCTTGAGCAGGTGAAGAACCGGCTCGGCCAGCCGATGCCGCTGAAGCACGCGATGGC